ATATTAGATTCTTCTATATATTCATCTGTTAATAAATCTAAAAGATTTGTTTCAATATCTGTAAAAATTTCATCATTCATTTTAATTAATAAAAAATAAAATTATATTTAAATTTATTTTTTATTTTGTTAATATATAATATCTGTCTCTTATACACATCTCCGAGCCCACGAGACAGGCAGAAATAT